CAAGTTCCTCGACCTGCTCTGGGAGGCCACCCAGGAAAACACGAAGGACCCCTTCAAGGAGTTGAAGGCTGCCCAGTACGACCTGGATCACGCTCAGAAGGCCCTGCAAGCAGCCGAACAGAAGATCGCGCCCCTACTCCAGAAGGCCAAGGCCCTCAATCTAGAGAAGGCGCTCCCGGCTCTAGCCGAAGCCTCGCTCAGCCACGTAGGCGTACAGGTGACCGACCAGTCGGGGGAGACGTGGTACATCGATGACGATACCTGGGAGACCTTCTAGAAGGCCGCGCCCCCGGACCACGTGGTGTAGGTCCGGGACTCGAAGTTGGGCGTGATGCGGATCAGGACATCCTGGTGCTTGTCCGTGCCGTACACCGTCTCCTCGCTGATCCACTCACACATAGCCGCGTTCTCTTCGTCGGTCAGTTCGGTTCCGGCCTGAAACTTGTGGGCCCACTCCGGGATGCGCCAGTCTTCGGGGCGCTGGTCCAACCAGATGTTCTCGTTGTAGTGGCGCTGCTCCAACTTGCGGAACTTGCTCACCCAGGTGTCGAAGAACGGCAGCTTGAGGTGGGCTACCCACTCGTTGGGGTCGTCGGTCGCATGGATGATGTCGAGGGAGAGGTCCCGCACCCGGTCGTGGAACGTAGAGGACTCCCCATATGCCGCGTTGGAGTCAACCCAAGCCGCCCGGCCGCTCTTGGTGAGCATCGCCCGCAGACGGGTGTTCTCGCCCCGGTGGAGGGTGAACCAAGCCGACAGGGTCTTGGTGGGCTGACGCTTCTCGTCGAGCACTTCGACCGTGAAGCCTCGGGCATCCTGCTCGGTGAGGTTCACGATGGCGGAGAACGCCTCCGGGGCCTCGCGGAAGATGTTGACCTCCTGGATGATAGTCTTCACCACATCGATGGACACCACCTTGCGGGTTGCCAGGTAGGTGAGGATGTCCGCGCGCAGTTCCTGTAGGTCGGTGTCCAAGAGGTCGTCGAGGATCTCTTCGATCACGTCGTCTTCGAGCCGCTTGAACTCCCAGTTGTACCGGATACGGCTGGGGCGGTCGATGAAGTTGGGGTCGACCTGCTTGGTGTTGGTCGTGAAGATGAAGAGCCGCTTGTAGGCGTTCCGGGCCATCCCGTCGATCGCTGTTAGAAGGGCCTGCTGATGCTCGGGCTTCTGGTGGGTCTTCTCGAACTCGTCGAAGATGACCAGCACCGGCTGTTCCAACTTCTCGAGGATCTCGCCCAAGGGCACCGGATGGGAGACCACGAGAACGGGTATGCCGTTGTCGAGGGCCCAGTTGGCGAGCAGCTGAGCGGAGACGGTCTTGCCGGTCCCCTTGATGCCATTCAAGAGGATGCCCAGGTTGGAGTCCAGCGCAGCCCAGGCCCGCTTCACCCGCTGGAGGATGCTCTCGTGGTTCCCATAGATCTTGTAGGGGAACTCAAAGCGAGAGCCGGTGCGCTCCAGGAACCACCCAATCGGGGTCAACTCGTACCGGTAGATGCCCATCGGCAGGAGCTTGGTGTCCATGGACGTGTTGCCCGGCCAGAACTGGTTCTGCCGCTGCGACCATACGTGGTCAGAGACGTTGATGTCCTCCGCCGAGGTCGCATCGAAGAGGACCTTGCCCGAACCCGTAGGTGTAGCCCCACCCCCACCCCCCGTAGTCTCGGCTTCCCCGCTGCTCTCAGTGAGAGGGATGGGACGATCGCCCCCGTTACTGGGCGTGGCAGCAGAGGCTTGTGCGGTAGACATTGTTGTAGCTGTTCCTGGCAGGGGTGATCCCCCATTACCTCGGGAGGCCACTTCGGAACCCCCAAGGACATCGCAATCGTATGAGCAGAGAGACGGATGATGGAGGACTTGAACCCCAACGCTTGCGCGCCCCACCGGCTTTCAAGGCCGGTTGGCCTCCGCTGGCCGGCACCATCCAAGATGGCGGAACGGATGGGATTCGAACCCACGCCTGGTGTAACCCAGCTACCCGCTTTCCAAGCGAGCCTCTTAACCATTTGAGTACCGTTCCAAGAGAACGGAAGATCGCAGAGTCGAACTGCCACGAGTTACCGCGCCCCGCCGTTCGAAGACGGGTGGCCACCACTGGCCTGACCTTCCTTAAATCACTTCCGAGGGAAGTCAATCCTACTCCGCCCACCCGGAAGAGTGACCCCCTCAAAGTCCGGAGAACCCCAGGAGGCCCCTCGAACGATCTTGCTGATCTGATTTTGAGATACTCCGAACTGATCCGCTAGGTCTCTTTGCCGATACTTGCCTGTTCCATACAGATCCCGAATCTTTCGAGCTTCTGAAGGCCCCAGTTTGGAGTACATCTCGCGGGGTTTGGGCGGTGGCTTCAGCTTCGGTGGGCGGATTCCACGAGTCCACCCCTTGTCTTCCCACGCACTTAGATCGGTCTCCGGAACCTTTTGGGTGGTCTCTCCCTCCTTGTACACCCAAGCCCACTTGGTCCCGAATTGGGAGTTGTTTTCTCCGCCTTGCGCTATCTTGAGGGCGGCTCTGATCTTAGCCTTGGCCGCTTTGGTGTGGTGTCGCCCTTTGAAGGACTCCGCTGCGCCACTCAACCCATTCTCGTGCATTTTCAGCATTTGCCTGCGGCCATTATCCCGCACAGCCTGACGCGCTACAGGATCGGTAGCTATCTTTCGTTTAGCAGCAGCACGACCCAGTGCCTGGATCTCCTCGAAGGTCTTCTGGTCGAAGTGACCGGTGATCCTCCAGTAAGGGACCCCGCCTCTCTGGAGGTTGTACGTGTCACCCCTCTTGCAAAACGCTCGGGTCACCAACTCACGCTCCTTAGCGAGCATCTCCTGGGGGTTGTCAAAGACGAAGAGAACCTCCTTCTCAAAGGCGTCCCTGCCATACTTCCGGACTGCCTTGCCCAAGAGGTTGCCTGATCCGAGGTAGTTGTCGTTGGGATCCTCGGTTCGGTGGACGCCGATGTAGGTCTTGCCGTTGACGGTGTTCGTGGTCTTGTAGACGGTAAAGAACATGTGTCCTCCGTCTAATAGACTGGATAGCCGTTCTATTTAATACTCCAGGGGTGTCGAGAATCGAACTCGAAGACAGCCGGATTTGGAATCCTGCCCGCTGACCCGCAGCTCACCCCTATGTGGTCCCGTTCTTAGTGCGCGCGACGGTGGGACCAGGCCGCCTCCAAACCCTCAGCCGGAACTGAGATGGCGCATATATGGTAGGGGTGGAGGGACTCGAACCCTCACGCACAAGGCAGCCGATTTTGAGCCGACCGTGTCTACCAATTCCACCACACCCCCATGATTGGCTCTGATGAGTACGGGGAAGGGGACTCGAACCCCCAAAGACGCCCGATTTTAAGTCGGGTGGGTGTACCAGTTCCCCTTGTAGTCCACCCCCGCGCAAGTTCAGGGCTTCCGACCCCGTTTCCATCCATCTTTCTGGTGGGCGGGAAGTTCAACCTTCGGGATCTTCCGAGGGGCATCCCCTTCGCGGCATACCCAAACGGTGCCGTACTGTGAGTTTCGTTCCCCTTTCTGCGCGACCTTCAGGGCCTCACTCATCTTGGCCTTGGTCCCCTTCGAGTGGGTTCGGCCCCTGAATGTAGCTAAACTTTCCTTGCTACGGGTGCGGTTCCACCGCCGGAGTACCTCCCCAGAAGCTCTATTGCAATACTCCCGTAGCAAGGGGTCCTCAGCTTTGAGTCGCTGGAGAGTAGCCATCCCCCGCTCTCCGGCTACTCGACGAACTTCGGGAGTCAGACCCTTCAGAGCCTGGTAATAGCGATTCCCATGGGTCCCCCCAGGGATCAAATTGTAGGTATCGGGGCGGTCGACAAACGCTTGGGGGACAAGCTCTGCTTCCTTGGCGAACATTTCCTCAAGGGTGTCGAAGTCGAACAGGACTCTCTTCACAAACGCTTCCCGCCCGTACTTCCGAATGGCTTCTGAGATTAGTCTCCCGGACCCCAAATATCGGTCGCGGGGGTTCAACGTTCGATGCGCTCCGATGTAGATTTTCCCGTTGAGGGTGTTGGTCGTTTTGTAGACCGTGTATCGCATGCCCAACCTCCGCCTTCGGGCGGAATAGGCTAGTTAGTTGACTTGGCCGAGGGGGGACTCGAACCCCCACTCCTAGGAACCGGATCCTAAGTCCGGCGCGTCTACCAATTCCGCCACCCGGCCAATGAAGTGCCTATCGCCCCTCCCTTGCAGTCTCACGACGATGGGGAAGACATGTCTCTGCGCACAATCCTAGCTGAAGAAGGGCTTCTCCAGAGAGCCGCCGCCTACGACGAAAACGAGTGGGCTGCCTTGATGGCGGCCAACCAACTCGCCAAGAAGCTGGACCTCCCGGTCGCCTTCCGTCAGTGGGAGACTCAATCCCACAAGGTGCCCGTCCCCAAGGGGTTCGACTCGTTGTTCAAGACCATCGAGGTCGAGCTACTGGTCAAGCCGGGTAAGGGTGGGAAGGACTGGGGGACGGTACGCTGGTCCTACGTCCACCCCAACAACCGGGGCTCGAACGGTTCCACGGTGGGCTCGGTCTCCTTCGACGAACGATCCGGTCAGTGGGGCTGGCGGATCGACGGCTCCGGCGACTACGGGCTCATCCCCTGGCCTCGTTACCCCTCGGACCCGGTCTAGACCATGAAGAAGCTACGCAAGATCCTCGCCGCTGAAGGGCTCCTCCGCCAGGGCTCCCAGTCCTACAACCAGATGGTGGAGCAGTTCGGCGCGGGCAAACTCAAGATGGAGTCGAAGGACCGCCAGCGCATCGAGTCGATGTACCAGAAGGCCATGAAGAAGTCGGACGGTGAGGACGACGCCTTCAATCGCGAGATGATGGCCCTCGCCAAGCAGATGGCGAACACCATCAAGGCTGCGGACAAGGCATATCGCCGTGCCGAGGCTGCCGCCAACGAGAACTTTCACGATGTCGCTGACGTGTTCTACGACCGGGCCGACGAGCTCATGAAGTAGCTCAGCGTCCCCTCGACATCGCGTCGACTCGCTTCAACAGCGTGGGGATACGATGTGGCCCGTGCAGCTGGTGCAAGTACCCCTGCAGGGTGACTTCGTGCATCCCAGCTACCGTGACATGGAGAGGGTTGGAGGACTTGCCTCGGAGTAGCTCGAAGGCGCATCCCTGGTGGAAGGCGCGCTTGGCGATCCCGATGACTGGGACCAGCTCTCTCAGTTCGTCGTACAGGTACTTGCCCAGACCAGGCTGACCCCTACCGAGCCACGTGTGCCCATCTACGATGACGGTTCGAACGGGGCACGGGGCCGCGTCCAGGAGCGCCATGAGGCAGGGCAGCTCCCTTTTGTAGAAGGCGCCAGGCTCGTAGGGCTGGATGCCTTCGATGTGAACCGTCCATTCATGAGCGGCAACCGCGTCCCCCCAGTGGGCGAACGCAACGGCGGCAGCGAGGGCAGTTCCCTGTTCCTCATTGTAGCCGATGTCTGTGGCGATGATCGTGACGACCTCCTGGGTCGGCTGGCGGTGAAAAAGTGCCAGTGGCGGGATTCGAACCCGCACCCCGAGTTAACGAGACCGGTTTCTGAGACCGGCGCCTAAACCAATTCGGCTACACTGGCATGTGAAACTACGGGCGAACCTTCCGACCGCGCTGCCACCCTGCCTCTGTGAAAGCGGGGAGCTCGGTCTTCTTGATCTTTCGGGGGGCTTCCCCCTCGCGGCACACCCAAGCGGTGCCGAACTGTGAGTTTCGCTTTCCTTCCCCTTGGCCCGCCTTCGCGGTTCTCATCTTGCTCAAGGTATCTTCGGAGTGGGAACGCCCGTAAAACCCGTTGAGGTCACCCGGACGGCCCGCCTTGGCGGCAAATGTGGCCCGGTACTCCGGGTCCTTCAACTTGTCTTGGAAGGCTCGGTTCCCCTGCTGGGCGAGAGCACTCAACTGGGCACCTGACATTGCGGAGAAGCAGCTTTGCCCGCCTCTGACTATGTTGTAGGTTTCCTGCCGAGACAAGAAAGCTTCGTTGACGATCTCCCGTTCCCGGGTCATCATCTCCTCGGCGGTGTCGAAGTCGTGCAGGACCTCCTTGGTGAAGGCCGCTCGCCCGTACTTCCTCAATGCGAGGGTGAGGGCTTTCCCGGAGCCGAGATAGCTATCGTTAGGGTTCTCCGTGCGGTGGACACCGATATAGAAGCGCCCGTTGAGGTTGTTGGTTGTCTTGTAGACGGTGAACCGCATATCCTTCCTCCTACTAGAGGTAAGCATAGCTAATCAACCGGAGTGAGGAGTCGAACGAAATAGCGAGGAGTCGAACCTCGAAGCTTGTAGGCTGGTCCCGTGGTCCCCCTCGGTTAGAAGGAGGAGAGTGGGTCAGCGAGAGTGTTTTGAACACGGTGTTGGAAACCGGTGCCTGACCGTCAGGCTTACTCCCCAAGAAACGTTGAAATGGTTGGGTTCGTGCCCGCAGTGGCTCAGCACTACGGGAATGGCTCTTACACGCCCTCTTTGGGGGCCCACGAACCCGAGATGGTGGACAGGGTCGGAGTTGAACCGACGACCTGTCAACATAGTAACTGTAGGAACCCTTCCTTAGATGGTTCCGCAAGGAGAGCCCTGAAGAGCTTCTCCTCGATGATCGCGATGCGGGCGGTTGGGTTCTGCTCTAGGACCCATGCCATCTTCTGCTTGTCCCGGCCCCACCAGTAGCCCTTGACCTCCAGTTGGAGGTCCGACTCCGGGAGGTAGAAGTCCGGAATGTACCACCGACGTTTCCCGGCGTCGTCGTGGTAGAACCAGGAGCGGTTGCCCTTTTCGACTGTGCGCTTCCAGGGGATGCCCAGGTCACACATCTTCAAGGCCATGTCCCGTTCCCAGGTCCCCTGGACGGTGCGCCCGTCTACCTTGAACCACTTACAGCGGCCTCCAGGGTTGTTCTGGCTCATTCTTTTAGCGGTCGCCTCCCGAGCGGCCTGCCCTGGCCCCTTCGGGCTCCACCCGCCCTTGACCTTCTTCCTGACGGTGCGTGCGACCGCCCGGCTGTTCCGGGCGACGCGAGAGTCTGTCTCCTTGGTCTTCCCTTTGTTCCAGGCGGGGTGCCCTACTCCGGGAGCAGTGGGCTTGTGGTTCCTCCCGGCCCCGTGAGCCCGCCACTTGTGGGTGCCGATTCCCATCCTGGAGAACTGCTTCCCGCATATTTCGCAAGTGACCTTCTGCCCCTTGGGCTTGTGGGTGCGGCGGTGGCCTACGAGACCTTGGGGAGAGAACCGCTTGCCGCAGTCCCCACACTTGACCTTTGTCTTATATCGCATACCTCCGGGAGGAGATAAGCAGACAACCGCCGCTACCCACTGAGAAGAGTGGCTCCGGTCCGAGTTGAACGGACATCTCCCGGTTTTCAGCCGAGCGCTAAGACCCCATCAGCTACGGAGCCGTGGAAGGGTTGAAATGGTGGGGAAGGGTGGATTCGAACCACCGCACACTTTGCTTGTAGGTTGCGTCCGAGAGCTCCGGCTGGTACGCCAGGGCGAGTGGGACAACTGGAAACTATGCGTCTTGCGACACACCGATTTTCCTTTCGGTTGCTCTACCAACTGAGCTACTTCCCCAAAATGGTGGGCGCGGAAGGATGCCCTTACTCTCGCCAAGTTTTGTTGAGGACGATCATTCCGATATTGCCCTGGGATACCCCGAACTCCCGAGAGAGCTGGGTCTGAGAAATCCCCCCCGCTCCATATCGGCGACGGATCGCCCTCACTTTATTCCAATCGAGCTTGGTTCGCGGGTTTCCGGACGTCTTGCGTTTAATGGAAGGCTTCCTTCCATTCCGCCACCCGTCGCTAAGCCAGCTCTCGAGTTGATTTCGGGGGACCATCTTGACTTGCCCTTGTCGATTAATGCAAACCCTGCCGTAAAGACTCCCCTTGGCGCGGCCCTTCTGCCAACCCCCTAGAAGAAGCGCATTCAAGTCTTCCGGAAGGATCCTTTTCTCTTCCCCTCCTCGGTAGACGTAGACTCGACCTCTCATAGTGGGATTTCCTTGGCGGGGCACCCCAGGGTCTTGGTAGAGCTTCTCCATCAACTGGGAGCACCGAGCGCTGTACTTGGGTCCCCGACCGGGCTGCCAACCACCGCACAACCACTGCCCTAAATCTTGTTCGGGAACTTTGCGCGGTCCCTCTCCAGCCCTCCAGACCCACCGAGTTCCCCACTGGGAGTTGTCCCTTCCGGGACGTCCGTGCTTTCGACCCCGGCCTCCGAGGGCTATGTTAAATGTGTCGGGGCGGGCGATGAAGTCCCGATCAACGATCTCCTCTTCCTGGGCGTAGGCCGCATCCGGGTTGTCGTGGGTATCGATAATTTCCTTTTTGAAATGGCTCCGACCATGCTCCTGGATAGCGGCGCATAGGAGGATCCCCGAGCCCAGATAGGAGTCCTTTGGGTTCCGGGTCTTGTGGACCCCAACGTAGATGTGCCCATTCACGAGAAGGGTGGATCGGTATACCGTCCATACGAGGGGGTTCTGCATGGTGGCCTCCACCTCCTTGGTCGTGATAGGCTATTCAAAGTACCGAACCCCCAATACCCTTCGGCTTGCTATTTCAGTGGACCCGCCAGGATTCGAACCTGGAACCCTCTTTCGAGGAACCCTCTTTCGAGGAATGCTTGTAGGCTGTTGCCTGTAGCTCCCCCAAGGGGAAGCGAGTGGCGCAGCTGGATGCTGTGTTTCAACATTTTCTGTGTTGTGCGTTTACCAATTTCGCCACGGGCCCAAAGAGAGCGGAAGATGGAGGAATCGAACCCCTGCCCCGAAGGGCTCACCTGGTTAGCACCCAGGGGCCAGCACCACTGCTGACTACATCTTCCAAAGAGATTGACGGACGGGACGTTATCGGGTTCCTGGCCGAAGCCTCACCCGTTTTCGTTGATCCTGCCCTCTGTACAAGAGGTCCCCATGATGGGAGCCCGTCAAAATGGTGGGTTAACCTTCCGACCGCGCTGCCACCCTGCCGCCACGGCGGCGAGGAGCTCGGTTTTCTTGATCTTTCGCGGGGATTCCCCCGCTCGGCATACCCAAACGGTGCCGTGTTGTGAGTTGCGTTGTCCGGCCTGCGCTACCTTCAGCGCCACGCCGATCTTAGCCTTCGTCTCTTCGGTGTGTTTTCGTCCGGTGAATGTCGCTTTCGCCTCAGCTGAGGCTCTTTTGTTCCATCTTCGAAGGGTGTTGGCTGAAGCCCGCCTAAACTCGGGAGCCCACTCAGGATTCTGTAGGAGCTCTCTCCTCCTTTTGTTACCCTTCCGACTGGCTTCCTTCCGTTGCTCCTTAGTGGCCAGTTGATTCGCCACGTACCAGCCGCCATGGCCTCCCGGGAGGAGGTTGTAGTTGTCGTCGCTGGCGCAAAGTTCCTCGGTGACGACCTCTCGCTCCTTGGCGTACATCTCCTCCCGGCTGTCAAGGTCATGGAGCACCTCCTTGCGGAAGGCGGCGCGACCATACTTCTTTATCGCCCGGCTGAGGAGCTTGCCCGACCCGAGGTAGGCGTCATCGGGATTCTCGGTTTCATGAACCCCGATGTAGAACTTTCCGTTGGCCAGGCAGACGGTCTTGTAGACGGTGTAGCGCATCGTAGCCTCTGCCAATGCGGCGCGATACGCTGACTATTGAGTGGGTAGGGAGGGACTCGAACCCCCAGGTGTCCGAAGACGCCAGATTTACAGTCTGGTGCACTGCCAGTCGTGCTTCCTACCCTTGTTCCCATAAAGTTTGCAGGAACCTCTCCTCGGAGGGTTCCACAAGGAGGGTCCGGTACAATTCCTCCTCGATTACCACGATGCGGGCCGTGGGGTTCTGGGAGAGGACCCGGTCCATCTTCTCCTTGTCGCGCCCCCACCAATAGCCCTTGACCTCAAGTTGAATCCCCTGGTTGGGCAGATAGAAGTCGGGGGTGTACCGATGCTCAATCCCCTTTTGATCGGAGTAGGTCCACATCCTATTTCCCTTCTGCCTTGCCCGAACCCAGGGAATCCCCAAGGCACACATCTTCAGGGCGAGGTCCCGTTCCCATGTGCCCTGGACGGTTCTGCCGTCTACCTTGAACCATTTGCAGCGCGCTTGACTTTTCCCTGGGTTCTCTTCCATGAACCGAACCATCCCCCGAGATATGCTCTCGCGCCACTGCCGTTCTTGCGACGGGGTGCGGGTTACGCTTAGTGCCGCCGCTCTCAATCTCCCCCGTGTCTTCGAGGGGTTTGGGACTAGTTCCTCTAGCCGCTTCCCCTTCTTTGGGCTGGGGCGTCCTCGAAGCGGGTAGAGGGGCTTTTTCCCGCCCCGATGAACTAAGCAATGCCTGAAGTGGGCGTTGCGCGA